AAAGATCAAACCTTGCTCTATACACCATTACCCAAAAGAGTGTTACACCATATATAACGACTTATAATTTGGATATTCTGGCCGATACAATTACGCAAAAGTTTACGTTGCAACCAACGGATTCGATTACAAAATTGAATATTCCGTCTCAAACGCTTTCCGCTAAAATACAACGCATAAGCGATGGTTATGGGAACCCTTACACAATTTCAGAACTTGAAACAATATTATCCGCAGGGTGGTCATATTACGAACCGGCTGCCAGCACAACTCATACCTACCGATCAAATTATATTGACGGAACTTTGGAAGCGTCCCTTGTTGGCGATGTTGTTATTGTAAATATTAACCGATCAAATTTCGGGAGCTACGATGAAGTGACAATCACTTGGGGACTTGATTTTAGCCCAATAACAATACAAGTCTCATACACCGAATCTGGTTTCGTTGTGTTATGAACGACTTCCCAAACGATTTCCGCGACCGCATAACAGAGGGCAAATCGACGTCTCCGATTTCTGCGGCAAACCTGATGCAGAATTTCGCTTGGGCGAAATTGGTTGCCGATCCTTCGCTGATCGAGGATACGATCCAAATGGGTTTTTCGGCTCGCAAACTTAAAATCCCAGCAATCAACAACGATGGGAATAGGGTTCTGGCCTCGACAGGCGGGGCGTTAAGTTGGAAAGAGGACATCCCAACGCCACCAGCAACGGGGACATACGTCCTCGGCGCAATTTCGGGCGCGTTGACGTGGATCGCCACCGAGGAGTGCCCATGATCCTAGGCAGGACACCAGCCGGGCTGATCAAGACAAAGACCGACGGCGGCCTTCGCGCTGTGAATTGCGCGTGTTGTGGGTCGTGTGGGTGCTACTCGATCTCGATTCCGCTCGGATTGCGTTCGCTTTTTGAAAACGCGAACCTTTCAAACCTATCAGCATTCGGGGTTCCAGCACGTTTCTTTGGATATTTAAAAGCTGAGTTTAGCGGAGGAATTGCAAACGATATTTGGTATGCGGACTTTACACGCAATTTGCCAGAAGTATTTCCAATACTTTACTTAGGTATGGGTTTTTATTACCAGAAATCGACGGGATGCTTGACGATGGGTATTGGCTCACCTGCGTATGACCGTATTGAAGGTTTTATTCCGGGAGTGTATCCTAACAGTGATGACTACGATGAACTTCTTGTCCCAGAAGTAACCGACTTTCTCTCCCCTAGTGTATCTCTAGGATATTTGGGATCGTCCGTCGGGTGCTCTGATCCTGAATTTGAGCCAAATCCTATAGATGACACTTTTACAATAAATGGATCGGGGTCATTTGCGTTTTGGTATTACTTTCTTAGTCCCTCCTCGGGAACGCCGTTCCCCCCGTTGAACATAGTCTTGACATGACAATAACTCCCCGCGCCCAACAACTCGCCCGCCTTGGCAACGCCGCGCACCGCTTCGCTCGCGCTGGCTTCGCGACCACCCCACCCGAAGCACTCGCCAGCCGCCAAGCAACGTGCAAAGCCTGTACCGAATGGGACGCGCAGGCACTCAACGCCACGGGCCGCTGTCGCAAATGCGGATGCAGCACTTGGGCGAAACTCCGCATGGCAACCGAGAGATGCCCAATAGGCAAGTGGGAAGCTGTTGACAAACCTACCAACTAAATGGCACGCGATCTTTTTATTGACACCACGAACCGCAGGCTGGCGACGAGCTTGACAAGCCTTGCACCAGCTACAACGCCGCGCTTCGTCAAAGGCGACAACGGCGCGATCAACCTGTATTTTCTAGAGGCAACAGGCAACGTATCCGCTCCGTTTAACGTGATCGACTACACCGGAACGAGCGTGAAATTCGGCGTAGGAAGCCGCACAGGCGTCCCAGCCAGCGGCACATTCACTCTCTCATTCGGAGGCCAGACGAGCGGAGCAATCGGATTCAGCGCGACCGCAGGCGCGATCTCGTCCGCGCTCAACTCACTCTCGACAATTACCGCCGCAGGATCGGTCAGCGTGGACGGCACGATGGCAACAAACTTCGTTGTCTCGTTCAACTCGGCCGGCACGCAGGGCGCGATAACAGGCAATTTCGCCAGATTAATTCCAACCACGACCGCGCTCATCGACGAGCGGCTTGCCGGAGACGCGACCAACGCCGAAATTCAAGAGCTTCAACTCCGTCTCGCTCCCGCAGTATACGAGCCAACGTGGACTGATCTCGGGACGGCATTGACCGTCAGCGTGGCAACCACGGTAACAGGATCGACGCTCAACAACGAAGTCCAGCGTCTATCATTTTCACGCGCTCCGTATCTCGGTAGTTTCCGCATAACGGTTCCGACCTACAACGTGGATATCGCTTCGACCGTCACCGACGGCGTATTCATCACAACGAGCAATCACGGCCTTTCGCTCTCTCAGCCTGTAGTTCTAACAGGCTTCTCCGCGTTGACCGGATACACCGCAGGCGTCCAATATTTCGTTCGCTCGATCCCACAGACGACCGAGTTTTTGCTAGGTATAACAGCGGGAGCAACCGCGATCACTACCGGAACAGGCACGGTGACGACGGGCAGCGTAGCTACAACGATCCTGCGGCAGACCGATCCGCTTGACGCAACGACAACCGCCGCGCAACTGCAAGCGGCTTTGCAAGCACTAGACAGCATCGGCGCGAACAACCTGACTGTGAGCGGCATTCAAGGCAGTTATTTCGACTTGACATTTGGCGGAGACAAAGGATTCACCGACTTGCCGACTCTCCAAGTGCAGAGCGGCTTGAGCGCAACGCCGGGCAAAACCGCCGCTGTGGATTTCAACACGTTCGGCGTTCGCGATCTGCTTTTAAACGCCACCTCGGTAACGACCGAAATCGAGGTTGAACTTACGACCGCAGGCGAACGAAGCACGATAATTCTCCAATCATGCACGCTCACGGAAGAACTCATTTCGCAAGGCGGGTTGAGCTAATGAACAGCCACACTTTCCACACGTTCGTCGGAACGTCGGCACCAGCAATGGCTGTTCTGATCTCGTTCTCTGAGGTTGAGGCGTGGCTTCGCATCGCTTCTCTCTTGCTCGGAATTTGCATCGGTTCGGTATCCTTGTATAAAATGCTCAAAGCAAAAAAACCATGAAGACACTATTTTCAAAACTCAAAGAACCATCCACAATTCGCGGCATCGCCATCATCGGCGCAGTTGCAGGACTCAGCCTAGAACCAGAAAAATGGGACGCAATCGGATCCGCTCTCGCCGCGATTATCGGTCTTATCGAAATCTTCCGCAAAGAAAAATGAACGCTCGAAAAATAGCACTCTGGATGGTCGTTCTCAGCTTCGCGTTTTTGGGCATGGCGTTTCTCACGTCTTGTGCTGGGTTCAACAATCCTTCGTTATGCGTCAAGACTGATTACGGAACTTTCTGCTACCAACTGCCGGATATCCAAGGACTCAAAAAATGACCTTCGACGAGCGAAGCGAGATCAACCTAGCAACGCTCCACCCAGCGATGCAAAAGGCCATGCGTGCCTTCCTAGGCGTGGCAAAGACTATCTGCGCAAAGGTTGGCTGTGACGTTAAGATCATCAGCGGCACTCGCAGTTACATGGAGCAGGATGCGATCTATGCCAAAGGCCGAACGATACCAAATACATCGATTACAACACGAGCCAAGGCTGGATTTTCGCTCCATAATTTCGGGATTTCAGCGGACATCGGCATCTTTCGCGGCAAGGAATATTGCGGAGAGCATCAGCTGTATCACGAGCTAGGCACTCTCGGCAAATCGCTCGGCATGGAATGGGGCGGAGATTGGAAGTTCGTTGACGAACCGCACTACCAATTGCGTCCGCATTGGGCGACCGGCATGACCGAGCGCGATATGCTCGCAACGCTTCGCACAAGAGTTTCAAAAAAAATCGATGTTCTCGCATGAAATTGATCCTAGAATTTGACGACTCCGAGCGATACGAGCATGAGGTTGCGTGCAAGGCTCTTGACGTTTTAATTCTACTCGACGCGCTCGACTCCGAGCTTCGATCTGCGCTCAAGCACCAATGCGGCGAGTTCGCAAATCTGGACGTCGAAACGATGGAATCTGTCCGCACTTGGCTATGGGCGGAGCGTAATTCCAGAAATATTCCAGAACTAAAATAAGTCCGCAGATG